AGAAAATGAACTTCCCTCGCAGAGTGGGAGCCCTTTTCTCTTTCACCGTTCTGTCTTGCTTTCTGTACCCGCACACGCAGGTTTCAGAGGCAGAGATCGAAATGGCGTTTCGATTTGCTTGCGCGGTTTGGTCCCAGGTGTATGGGCTGAGCCGCTTCGAGGCGGCGATGGTCGAGCCGGTTTACCGTGCTTATGTTCTACCGCTGTCCCCGGAATCGATGGTTCTGCTCCGTGTCGCCAAACTGGTGGCGATGGAGGCGCTCTTTTACGGAGCGATCTTCGTCGTCGTTTGGGTGTGTGCCTTTGCGGCTGCTTTTGCGGCTGTGTTGGTCACCCCTGTCTACTACCGCGTTGTGTGGTGGTGGAAGGTGAGGAAAATGGAGCCGAAGCTGCCTGTTGAGCACCAGGCAACGGCCCTTCGCTTTGATGAGCAAGGGCCGTATCTCATCATCAAGGTGGGTGGCCGGGACGAGGTCGTGCGAGCCAACGTACACAGCTTAATTGCTGCTGGAATCGGCCCGTATGACACGTTTCGCCCGATGGAGCCCTCACGCCCCACAATTCAGAACGTGGAGCCTGAGGCTGCTTTTCCCGGGTCGGCCCCCATTACACCCGGCCCTCTCGCGCACGGTGTTGTGTCTTTGCAGAACGACGCCACGCGGGTGGGAATGGGCTTTCGGGTTGGTGACCTGTTGGGCACCGCGGCACACGTCGCGGTCGCCCTTCGGGACCAATCTGTGAGCCCCTTGATGATGCTCGGGTCAAAAGCTCTCCCAATCCCAGCTGCAGCGTTTCAGGGGATGGTGGTCATCAAGACTGCCGACCTGGCGTTCATGCGCCTGCCAGTCAACTACTGGTCGGCCCTGGGAGTTCGCAGCACGACGCTCGGGGTGCCCCATCAAGGGGCATTCCAGATGCACGTGTTTGACGAGCGTGGGGGAGCAGCGGTGTCGGTTGGGGTTTTGTCCCCTTCCACCATCGCGCCCGGGCAGCTCAACCACAATGCCCGATCCCGTCCCGGTGACAGCGGGACCCCCATCTTTCAAGGTGGTAAGGTCGTCGCTGTGCACATTGGTTCTGACGTGGCGCAGCAGGTGAACCGTGCCGTTACCATGCGGTACGCGTCCATCGTCGTTTCTCGACTCTCTAACGCGGTTACCGCGATTGAGCCTGAGTCCTGGCGCCACACGGAGGGGGCGGACCGTGACCACGAGACTGAGCGTTTGCTGGGCAAGTCTAACAGCTTCGCCATCAAGTCTCCGAGGTTCCGGGAGCTGTTCAACGACCTGTCGGATTTCATCATTGGCGAGTCCTATCACAAGGGCCACGCTGATCGTGACGAGGTCGACCGGCTGTTCGGGCAACTTCACCACGCAATGAGCAATCAGGAACTCGAGGTCTATGACCCAGAGTACTTTGAGCAGCTCAAGGAGTGGGCGTACTCCCGAGTCGGGCCGCACCCCGCAGCCATGATCCAGCAGGATTCAACCCTTGCTGGTAGCGCGGATTTCCGGCGGGGCTCGGGCGTGACGACCGCGCCCTCATCGAGTACCTCGTCACACTCGGCGATTACCGGTGGGGAGAAATCCCTGCTGGTTCCGCCTGGACCTACGGCGCCACAAGCGCCGGTGTCCCAATCAAACCCGTTGGCGCCAGTCGAGCAATTGCTCCTGACGCCTGGCCCAAGCACTACGGACTTGGCCAACGCATTGAGGGAGCTTACGCAACTTTCGAAAGAACAGGTGCGCTTGATCCAGTCATTGCAAAAGCCGTCCGCCTCGGTTTCCCCCCAAGAGGGGCAAAAGCCGAAGCGCGCTCGCTCGCGCTCCAAGCCGCAAGGTTCATCCCAAGCGGCCGGCGCGACTACAGCGCAGCAGCCGGCGTCTTCAAACAAGTCGTAGGGTTGTACCCTATGACTGAGGCGCCTGTGGGTTTTCGGGTGAGTGGGTGGGGTGCGAGGGAGTTGTGTGTGGGAGATGTGGAGGATCTGTATCCCTTCCTTAAGAGGGATTCATCACCAGGCCACCCGTGGGTGGCATTGGGCTCTACGAAGGGCATGATTATTGACAAATATGGCGGGTTGTTGGCGCAAGCCACCCTTGCCACACTGCGTCTTTGGTCTGTGTCTGATGTGAGCACTTTACCTACTGACCCGGTAGAACTGGTAATAAAGGGTTACCTGTCACCACTTCGCGTGTTTGTGAAGGATGAGCCGCATAATGATGCGAAGCTCAGTGAGGGCCGCGTCCGCTTAATTGCGTCGATGCCTGTCCACATTGTGCTGGCGCAGATGATTTTGTGCGGCCCCCAGAACCGCGCGGAGATCGAACAGTGGAAGGGGTGTCCCTCGTGTCCAGGCATGGGGCTCGCCGTGGATTCCGACGTTAAAAGCGTTGTTGAGTCCGTCCTCCCGCTGCTTTTGAAAGGTGAGCTCGCGTACGCTGACGTTAGCGGCTTTGATTGGTCGGTTGATGAGACCCTGATGATGTTTGACACTCTCAGGAGGATCTCGCTGGCCTACAATGCTTCGCCACGTTATGCGCGGGCGCTCAGGTGCATGGCCTACGTCGTGTTGCGCGCGGTTTTCGCGCTTTCCGACGGGACCTTGCTCGCACAGCTTGTCGCGGCGATTGTGAAAAGCGGGGATTACCGTACCTCGTCAACTAACAGTTTTCTGCGTGTGCTGCTTGCTTTCGCCATCGGCGCGCTTTTAGCGCGTACGATGGGCGACGATAGCGTCGAACAACGCGTCGTCGATGCCGCCAAGAAGTACCTAGCGATGGGTATCAAGCTCAAATCATACCAAACCTCTTCGGAGGGATTTGAGTTTTGCTCGTCCTGGTTCACCCGTGAGGGTGTGGCGTTTCCGATCAATCCTGCAAAGGGGTTGGTGACGTTACTAGCGCATAAGCAGGTGGACTTGATGTTGCGACAGCAGTTCCGGCTTGAGTTTCGTAATTCGCCGGTTCTCGCTGAACTTGAGAGGTTCGTGACTCACTTCCTGGAGAGTGAGAATACGTCAGCAAAAGAGGGAATCTCGGATGGCCACCAAGCGACGCAAAGCGACCGCGAGCAAGCGGTCGCGGCGGCCTAGGTCTCGCGCTGGAATGGCCGCTCCCCCTGGGCAACCAAGGGTAGCAGCGGCCGGGAAGGCGTTGAGGAGTCAGGCGTATCCGAGTTCGAGGGTGGTGTCGACTGGCATCCCGCGAGGGGTGTCCTCTCGCACCTTGCGGCAGGCGGTTTGTGCTCTGACCGACCCGTTTTGTGTGCACGCACGCAATGCGCAGCGGCCCGACGGTGGTCCCCCTACGATCCCATTCCAGGTGAGATTCCTGGACTCCTTTGCTGCCTTTGGCACCACTGGAGTGGGCGCGAAGATTTACGTGCCCGGTGGTGGTATCTATGGGATGTTGACCTCGTCGAACGCGACGGGTACTATCACGTACGGTGCTACGTTTGATCCGGTCTCTGGCAACACGTTTGTCAACTCCAATGCCAAGGAGTTGCGCGTCGTCAGCTTTGGGTGTATCATCCGGAGCCAGATGACTGCGACCACCGCAAAGGGCACGGTGATTGTGGCCACCGAACCCAACCCGTTGGTGAACGGGACGACCCCTATTGGGTCGTTGACCAGCCCGACGACAGTTGCAGCCGCTTTGGCTCCTGGTCTCGAGCTGACGTGGGTTTCAAAGCCACTTGGGCCCAGTGCCCACCTTTTCCGCCAAGTTGGATCCTACGCCAACACGATGACCGATTTTGATTGGACGTCGTGTAGTGTGCAGGTCATCAACGGCGATGCGACGACTGGTATCACCTATCTCTCGGTTGAGTATGTGCTCAATCTTGAGATGACTGTCCAGAACACGGGCACCGTCGGTTTGGCCCAGCTGCAGAAACCCGCTGTAGTGACGTCTCCGCACGTCATGGCGGCGGCTAGTAAGCTGCAGGCGGCCTCCGCAGACATCATTACGGGTGGTGTTCAGGAGGTTGGGAAGTTCGTCGAGCAACAGGCAGGGGATGCATTGCAGTCCCTGATGGGGTCCCTCGCGGGGCTCCTTCTGTGAGCTCGACGGTGGTTCTCCATGTTGAAAATAGGAAGTAAACTTACCATTTGGAGATGAAAGGGCTTCATGCGGTTCCTGGCCTCGAAAGAGGCTGGTTGAGCCAAATGTCGTTCGACTTGTGTGTCGACGTTGATCCCGAGCGAATCGGGTGCCATGGCGGTGTTCTACGCCTTGAATGTTTGAACGGCTTATCCTCGCCTTACAGGAGTTGTAATGGAAAGCGCAGTAAGGACTTTTCCCCTCATGCGAAGAGGGTAATAAACTCGGCCC